ACTACATCAACGATAATCCCTCCGATCTTGCATGGTCCAAGAACCTTGACAAGTTGATCTCGGAACAGTTGATGCCACTTCAAACAGTGACGTTGTACGGTTCCCGTGACAGTTTCCTCAAGGGTTATAGTGGCAAGTACAATACGTGTGAACTGGAAGCAACCACCTTTATCAGTGGTACCGAAGTTCGTCGTCGTGTGTCCAACAACTATCCTGCTACATCGGATTATCGTGCTGGTATGATTGCAGCGACTGCCTATAGGTATCCTACCGCTTTTCAGTGTGTGGATATCGCAGTGGTCAATGACAAACAAGAAGTGTTGTTGGCACGTAAGCCTGACGAAAAGAAGTGGAGGTTCATCGGTGGATTCAGTGATCCTCGTACATCTTCGTTGGAAGAGGATGCCAAACGTGAAGTTCAAGAGGAAGCTGGTATCGAAGTTGAAATAATTTCGTATCTTGGGTCCACATTGATTGATGACTGGCGTTATCGTGGTGAACAGGACAAGATCAAGACTGCTTTGTTTTTGGCAAAGTACATCTTTGGTAAACCTGAAGGTGCAGATGATATTGCCGAAGTCAAGTGGGTTCCAATTGGAACTGGATTGGCAAAGGATAACATTGAACTTCTTCACCATGTTTTGGTGGATATGTTCAACGAAAAGTTTGGAAACAATCGTGAGTTGCAAGATAAAGTATTTCAACCACAGATTGATGGAAATATGCCTTGACTTTGAGTGAAGTCTAGGTTAACTTGAAAAAGTAAAGATTAAGGTACAGATAAAAATCATTACATAGAAAGAAAAAGTATGAATAAGAACATTTGTTTGACGACGGATAGTTATAAGTTGAATCACTGGAATCAGTATCCTGCGGGCACCGAAACGGTTTATAGTTATTTCGAGTGCCGCAAGGGTGCTAAGTTTGCTGAAACTCCATTCTTTGGACTTCAGTTTATTATTAAGAATCATCTTGAGGGTGTGGTCGTGACCCGTGAGAAGATTGAAAATGCTGCAAGGTTGTGTAAGGCTCACTTTGGTAGTGAGAAGTATTTCAACCGTGAAGGTTGGGAATATATTCTGAATAACTATGGCGGTAAGTTGCCTCTTGTTATTAAGGCAGTTGATGAAGGTACAGTTGTTCCTATCGACAATGTGTTGATGACTATTGTGAACGTTGGAGGTGCCAAGACTGCTTGGTTGACCAACTTCTTGGAGACTATTTTGTCTCAGGTTTGGTATCCTATTACGGTGGCTTCTCTGTCCCGTGAGGTTAAGGTTACTTTGAATGAGTATTTTACTCTTACCTCCGACGGTGGACTACTTAACTTTGGTCTACATGACTTTGGATTCCGAGGTGCAAGTTCGTGGGAATCTGCTGGTATCGGTGGTGCTGCCCATTTGATTAATTTCATGGGGACCGATACGGTAGTGGCTATGGAAGTGGCCGTGAACTACTACAATGCCAACATTGACAATTTGGCTTTCAGTGTTCCTGCCACTGAACATTCTATCATGACTGCTCTTGGTAAGGATGGTGAGGAAACGGTTGTTGAGAATCTGTTGAACGAGTATCCTACGGGTATTTTGTCTGTTGTTTCTGACAGCTATGACATTTATAACTTTGTTGACTATATTGTAGGTCAGAAGTTTCGTGATCGTATCAAGAATCGTAAGGGAGTGTTTGTAGTTCGTCCTGACTCTATTACTCCTACCCATCCTACTCCTGAGTCGGAAATGGTTTGGATTATTGATACCCTATGGAACCATTTTGGCGGAACCGTAAACAGCAAAGGTTACAAATTGCTCACTCCTTGTGTAAGGGTTTTGTGGGGTGACGGAATTGATATTGAAGGCATCAAGAAGATTCTGTATGCCGTTACCAAGGCTGGATTTGCAACTGAAAACATTGCATGTTTTGGTATGGGTGGTGGACTTCTTCAGAAGGTGAATCGTGATACTCAACGTTGTGCTTTCAAGTGTTCTGCTCAGTATCGTGATGGTCAGTGGTATGACATTCAGAAGAATCCCAAGGATGTTTCCAAGGCATCTAAGAAGGGCAAGCTCAAGTTGACCAAGATTGACGGCAAGTTTGTCACAGTCAACGAAAATGATCCCGGTGAGGATTATTTGAAGGTTGTGTTTGAGAATGGTGTGTTGATCAAGGAAATTGACTTTGATACCGTTCGTAAAAATGCTGCTTTGTAATTGACAAAACAAAGGTTTGCGGTGATCCTATTGAAAACCGCTCTTGACTTTCCACAATTTCCTGATAAATTAGAGTTATGAAGAACAAGATCATACTTTCTATCGTCACTGCAATTATTTTCACTGGCTGTCGTGGTCGTAATGATCCAGAAACCTTGGAAGCAAATCGTGCAAATGCACAGTCACCAGAATTTGTCGCTGACACTCCCAAGGGAAAACTTTTCAGGATCAATATTGATATGGGTTCCACTGGATCAAAGGATCGTATCTATTACTTTGACACTAACAACGCAATAGTGAACATCAACAGTGATGTGAAACATGGAAAGACTTCACACGTTGAAACCACTGTGATAATCAACGGTGTTGAATACATTCGCAAGTAAATACATTTCTCTAATATTATGGCTAAATATCTTGGCGAAACTCCGGTTGACATTAGTAAACATATTGAATATAGTAAATATACCAAAGCTGATTGGGCAATGAATTTTATTGAAATATATGGTGGCATTGATGGTGATCATCATAAGGCTTGGGTATTGGATCAAGCTGCACGTTGTCTCAAAAACACACTGGTTGAAGTAGTTGAAGCTAAATGGGATGATGGACACAGTGAGTATCGTATTTCAACCGGTAAGCCAAGCGAAGAATACAAAAAGTGGGTCGAAAGTATGCTTGGTGAAAAAAATGAGCTTGGCGAGTATGAATATGATTATGATGAAGGAATTGCGCCTTGACTTTCTCTAAAACTAATTCTTTTTATGACTGACAAAGTTAAACAAGTTATTGTAATGCGTAAAGATCTCAATATGAGTAAGGGTAAAATGGTTACTCAAGGTGCTCACGCAAGCATTGCATTTCTTACCCATCTAATCCGTGGATATAATGGAGAGTCACTTCTTCTGAGTAAAGCTGAAAAAGAATGGGTATATGGCACTTTCTTCAAGGTGTGTGTGGGTGTAAACGATGAAAAGGAACTGCTTGACATTGCATATAATGCTATTGCGATGGGTATATCAGTCAAATACATTGAAGAAACCGCCGGATTTGATAAACCTACCGTTACTTGTATAGCTATCGGACCAGATTATAGTTCTGTAATTGATCCCGTCACTAAACATCTAAAACTTCTATGAGTGTAATTTACCAACAAATTAACCAACGCCAGTATAGTGTACGAGCCAATATAGATTTTCCTCAAAGAGAAGTTGGTAGTTTAGTTATGGATGTGGATGGTTATTTTTATTTCTGGCCAGTAGATAACAATGGTGCTTGGTCATCATATCATCTAAAAGAAGTAGCAAACAAATTAGATGAAATCAATAAATCGTGGAATGAACAAGTTGAAAAGGATTTGAACAAATGAAAACAATTAAACTATTTGCAGGTACAAGCAATCTACCATTGGCTCAGAAGATTTCACAAAATCTAAATGAACCACTAGGTAAGATCTACCACCACAAATTTCCAAGTGGTGAAACCTATTGTCAATTCAAGGAAAACATTCGTGGTAGTGATGTATTTTTAATTCAAGGCATCACTAATCCAGCCAATGAAAACCTAATGGAGTTGCTTGTTATGGCTGATGCGGCTAGGCGTGCTAGTGCAGAACGAATTACTGCGGTAATTCCATACTTTGGCTATGCGAGGCAGGATCGTAAGGATAAAAGTCGTGTGCCTATTACTGCTAGGCTTGTAATGGATTTGATTGATACTGCCGGTATTGATAGGGTAGTAACTATGGATCTACATAGTCCACAAGTGGGTGGTTTTACCAATCTACCATTTGATCATCTTACATTTGAACCAGTATTGAGTGAATATATTAGTACCAAGTATCATTCATTGGCTTATAGGGATAGTGTTGTGTTGATGGCACCTGACGTTGGTGCGGTCAAACGTGTAGAAAAGTATGCGGATCTACTAAAGAGTGATTTTGGATTTATTAGTAAGAAGCGTGTAAGTGATACCAAGGTTGAACTACAAAATGTTGTAGGTAATGTAAAAGATAAACACGTAGTTATTATTGATGATCTTACAGAAAGTCTTGGTACAATGGTTCAGGCGGCTAATGAGTGTAAGAAACAAGGTGCTACAAAGGTAACTTGTGCTGTTACGCATGGTTGTTTGACTGATATGGGTATCAAACGATTAGCGGAGAATAATAGCATTGATGAATTTATTCATAGCAATACAACAAATACATGGGGTAATATTGGATTTAAACCAGCTAATGTTACAGAATTGGATGTAAGTATGTTGTTTGCTAAGGCTATTCGTAGTATCAACAAGAATGAAAGTGTAAGTGAGTTGTTTGTATGAAAACTTGGACTCAAATTATTCAACACGTTCAGAAACAAAAAATTGAACGTAAATGGCAAAAGTTGTATTGGGCAATTGACATGCATGATACTATCATTACGGGTACGTATAACCGATTTAATGATGGGGCAGTCATTTATCCATATGCCAAGGAAACTCTTGACTATCTATTCAATAGTCCAGATCATTATACCATTCTTTGGACCAGCAGTTATATGACATCAATTCAAGATGTGGTTCAACGTTTTGATTTGAATTTTAACGGAATTAACTGTAATCCTGAATGTCCTAATACAACGTTGTGTGACTTTCAAAGCAAGTTTTACTTCAATTTTGTACTTGATGATAAAGCAGGATTTGATGGCACCAAAGATTGGCGTGAGATTTACGAAGCATTAACGAACACCGATAAGGTTTACAGCACCAAACAAAAAAGAATTATGGAGGACAGTTTGTCATGAAATATATTGAGGCACCAAGTTACGAATGTTTGAATGTTCCGTATCCGTCTGTATTTTTTGCAGGCACTATTACGGGTGCTAAGGATTGGCAGAAAAATCTATTTGAACGAATTCGTTTGTGTAATGGAACCGTCTACAATCCAAGACGGGAACATTTCGACTTCAACGATCCAAACGAAAGTGCTGTTCAGATTGAATGGGAGTACATTCAACTGCATCAAGCAGACATCATTTCATTTTATTTCAGTCATGAAACGTTGGGTCCGATCACGTTGTTTGAGTTGGGTGCAGCTTTGGAACGAAACTTGATGAGTCCCAAGAAGCAAAAGATTCTCATTTACTGTGAACCCGAGTATCGTCGAAAGTTTGATGTTGAGTTTCAAACTCAAATGATCTTGAAGACGTACAATTCGATGGTTGTAGATGGACCCAAGGAAGATTTTGTGTTCTACTACGACGATTATGATGAATTTCTGAAGAATTTGATTGAATGTATCGTGAACCGATAGTACAGTATATACCATGAAAGTTGCAAAATATAATGATGCCAAGTGTTGGGTTGTAAGTGACCTACATCTTGGTCATAAGAAGGAGTTTATCTGGGGTAAGCGTGGATATTCGTCCGTCGAGGAACATGATAGTGCTGTTATTGCCAAAATCAACGAACTGGTTGGTCCGGATGATATTCTGTTTTCACTGGGTGATTTCTGTTTGAACACTGATGAAAAGCAGTTTGAAACGTATCTGGATCGAATTGTGTGTCAAAACATCAAATTGATTTGGGGTAATCATCCTAATCCGTTGTTCAAGATGTATCGAAACATGATTTGTGCTAGATACTGTCAGGATGATATTGAGGTTTATCCATATCGATATCGCAATGTGACTATTCTTGGCTATCATCATGAGTGCGTCATTCATGGACGATATGTGGTTCTGAATCATTTTCCTATTGCCATTTGGGAAAACATGAAGGAGGGAGCATATATGTTGTGTGGTCACAGTCATTACAGTTATCCAGCAACTCAAGTGGATAGTGCTGATGGATTGACATTGGATTGTGGATGGGATGGTCATGCCAAACCTCTGTTGTTTGATGAAATTGTTAGTATCATGAATCAGAAACAGATTAGGAAAGCAGATCATCACGTTAAGTAACAACATCCCCACATTATAAAAACATGTGGGGATTTTTTATGTCTTGATAAAGAAAAGTTGTTAGTATATATTACTGGTTATGCCTACATCACAATTATTAGACGACGAAAGTCACAAGTTTTTGACGGATCTTGGATTTGTTGCAAGACCTTTAATTGGTCATAGCATCAAAATCGCATATGATTATCCAGATGTAATATCGATTACTTTGAATAGGTCAATCAAAGTGACCTCATTAAAAAAGTTGCTTCAGATCATTGTGGAACAAACATATTCTGAGGGTCGTGAACAGGGAAAGAATGATGCAATCAATGCAATCATGAAAAACGTAACCAGAACAATTTTTGACATCAAATAAATTATGAATAATTCTAATTATGCAGCCAAAGAAATTCTGACTCTTCTTCTTAAGAAGGGATGGGTTTCAACTGAGTGTTTCAGTTCTGAACATGTTGAACGAGATATTAAAAATATTATTGATAATGCTGCAGTGTGTAATATTAATTTAGATCCAAAGGGATTTACATTTGACAGTGCTATTTCACAAACATATACCTTTAGTGCATGAATAAAGAACTTGAAGAATATTTGATTAAAAAATATCCAAAGATTCTAACTGTGTCAAATTATAACAAAGAACATTGTTATGGCATGTTTGGATTTGAGTGTAAAGATGGTTGGTTTTTGCATTTGGATAGAATGTTTGCCGCTATTCAATCAACGATTGATTTTAGTGAGACCAACTATGAAAATTTGACTCAGCATTACAACAAACTTCCTTGGTATAAGAAGTTGTGGTCAATATATAAGCGTTCACGATATCATTATTTACGTGACAATCAAACTCCTATTCCACAGGTTACTGCTGTACAAATAAAGGAGAAATTTGGAACTCTTCGATTTTATTATATTGGCGGTGATGAAAGAATCACTTCGATTGTTGATTTTTATGAATCGTATACCCAATATATATGTGAGGAATGTGGAAGCACAGTTGATGTTGGTTCGACTAGTGGATGGATTCGTAATGTATGTCAAAAACATGCAAAGGGTTCTAAACGAAATATTCACAATAAAGAAGCAACAAGTTTGTTCAATAAAATAGTTCATAAAATATGATTACAATGGGGTTTTCAATCGGTCATGATAAAGGTGCTGTGTTGATTGTTGATGGACAAGTCAAAATTGGTATTTCACAGGAAAGACTATCAAGAATCAAACATGATGGTGCGTGGAAAGATGCTCATACACCTGATTACGATGTTCCATTTGCGTCCATTTACTACTGTTTGGACGCTTATGGATTGAGGTTTGATCAAGTTGATTTGTACGTCTATAACTTCACAGAAGACTACAAGAACGCTTCTGATCATGTTGAACAACACTTTGTAAACGAAACAAAGTTGTCACTTGATAAGTTGGTGTACATTCCACATCATTTGGCACATGCGTTTTCATCTTTTTATTCTTCGGGATTTGATGATGCAGCAGTTGTTGTTGTTGATGCAATGGGAAGTGTGTTCAACAACAAAACTGCTGATTGGTACAATAATGATTATCCGTTTAGACGAGGTGAGTTTGCCGAAGGACATTCCATTTATCATTTCAAACGTGATCAAAAGTACAAAGAAGTATACAAGAAGTGGGTTTCATATCCCATGCATCATCCAGACCATCCTAACAATGGTGACGGACATAGTTTGGGATATTTTTATGGAACTGGAACACGTCAATTGGTGTACAACGCTGAAACCAATACATGGGCAGCTGGAAAACTGATGGGATTGGCATCATACGCTGATACTGAATGGTTGGAGAAACAACCGGATTTGATTGATATCAATCCCGCAACCAAATCGTTTAAGGTATTTGGTTGGCCACATTTTTATCATTCTCATGTGAACCATGAATCTGGATTTCAGGAACGTGCAAATATTGCTGGACTTTATCAAAGATCACTTGAAAGGGGTATAACGATTTTGGCTGAACATGCCAAACGTGAAACAAACAGTGATAACTTGTGTGTTGCTGGTGGATGTTTCTTGAATTGTAACACCAATGAACAGTTGATCAAATCGGGATTATATAAGGATTACTTCTTTTTACCGCCAGCTGATGATAGTGGTATTCCGTTGGGATGTGCGTGGTATGGACATGTTGTCTTGGGATACGAAGAAACTACATCTCAGATGAAACATGCGTACTTTGGTAAACAATATAGTGAAACTGATATCGCATATGGTGTTTACAAGTATATGGATGTAATTAACGACCACAATTTTGTGGTTAAACGTTATGATTCTGAAGATGAACAAATTGAAGCGATTGCCAAGATGTTGGCAGAAAATAAGGTGATTGGATATTTCAGTGGAGGATCAGAAATCGGACCACGTGCTTTGGGACACAGAAGTATTTTAGCTTCACCGTGTGCACCGTGGATGAAAGAATATGTGAATGCTGAGATCAAGAAACGTGAATGGTATAGACCATTTGCACCGTCTGTTCTTGAAGAGTATGCGTCTGAGATCTTTACGTTGAGTGTTTATTCACCGTTTATGTTGGTGACCAGTCAAGTGAATCCAAATTGGGCGTCAAAGATTCCTGCTGTGGTTCATATTGATAATACTTCACGGTTTCAATCAGTTTCAAAAAATGTTAATTTGAAGTATCACAAGTTGATATCTAAGTTTCATGAATTTACAGGTGTACCATTGGTAATGAACACCAGTTTCAATGGCAATGATGAACCTATCGTTGAATCGCCATATGATGCAATGCGTTGTTTTGTGAGAAACAAGATGAATGCTTTGTGTATTGAAAACTTCGTAATTACACATTTAAAAAAATAGTAGAATCACATACAAACAATAGTTATAATCAAATATGAGAACAAATGTTATTATCACAGACGATTTTTATACGAATCCTCTTGAAGTTCGGCAATTTGCATTGGGTCAAGAATTTAAGGTACGTGGAAATTATCCGGGAGCAAGAACTGAACCGATGGTCAATGATTCTATTCGTGACACCATTCAGGCTCTTGTTTTGAACGCAGGTGGTCGTATCACATCGTTTCCGAATGATGGTTACAATGGATCTTTTCAAATCACCTATGCATGGGAAAAGTCGTGGATTCATGCTGATTCATTCAATACATGGGCGGGAATATGTTATTTGACTCCAAATGCACCGTTGACTGGAGGTACAGCTACGTATCGTCATAAACCAACAGGTGCGTACTTTTCAACAGAACTCAATGATGAACAGGCAAAAGACGCTGATGCTGATGGAAGTGATGTAACCAAGTGGGAAACCGTTGATACCTTTGGCAATGTATTCAATCGGTTGGTATTGTATCGTGGAAAGGCATATCACATGAGTCGTGATTATTTTGGTCGAACGCTTGAAAATTGTAGGTTGTTTCAAGTGTTTTTCTTTGATACTGAATATTGATCTATGCCTTTAAAAATAGTAAAGGTTGTTATATACGGTCTTTCTGAAACTATTGATTTATCTACAAACGCACCAAGTTATCAACCAGAATATTCTGGGATTGAAACAACAACGTTTAAAGATGATTCTAACTTCACTGAGATCTACAATAATTGGGAACCCGATATCGTTGTAGTTATTGGGAACCTTAATCACTTTCCTATTGTATCACGGTGGCAAGAACATCTTAAATCCAAACTCTATTTGTTGTCTAAACAAGAGTGGGAGTGTAATGGATCAAACTATTATGTAGAAGAGTTCTTTAATCGATACATCAAAAATAGTATAACCAATTATAATTCTCTCAACAAGATTTCGGTATATACCGCGTCGTGTAACACAAAAGATAGAATCAGAGTTGCATACGAATCATTAATAAATCAAACCCACCAAAACTGGGAATGGTCAATTTATGATGATTCTACCGATGAAACGACATGGGAAATTGTCAAAGAGTTGGCAAAAACTGATGGTCGTATCAACATTAACAAAAACGCAAATCAGTCTGGATATTCCAGAATAGGATTCAACAAGTTTAGTGCAGCAACGCATTGTTCATCAAACTATCTTGTTGAATTGGACCATGATGACGCTTTTACACCTACAGCGTTAGAAAAAATACTATTTACTCACAAAAAATTCCCAGAGTGTGGTTTTGTTTATGCTGATTGGGTTGAAATGCATTTTGAGTCCAAACAAGAAATAGATTATGGTGATCCATACGCATGGGGATATGGATCATATTACACTGTAAAACATCCATTTCATGATAGAGACATGAAAGTGGCATGCGCACCAAGTGTAAATCCGTTGAGTATAAGGCGTTTGTGGAGTTTGTTTAACCATCCAAAGTCATGGAAGAAAGACTTTTACATTAAAATTGGTGGACATAATCGATATCTTAATAGTGCCGATGACTATGAACTGATGTTACGAACGTTTTTGAACACGCGAATGGTTCATCTACATCACTTTTGTTCGATTCAGTATTTTTACGATCATAACACCAAAGTTAGTAATGGAGGATTGGGATGGGAGTATCATGGTGACATTATGCGTCATGTACGATACATTCAAAACCATTATACGGGCAAAATTAAAGCCAGATTTGAAGAGTTGGGAAAAGTAGACTGGGGATACAATCCAAAAAACCCAGATTCAGTGAAAGATTTTTATCTCGGACAAAATTATGCACGATCCGGGGAAGAAGAACAACGTGCAAACATAGATTTTACACCTTAATATGAAGAACAAAACTGTAAAAATTGTATTGAACGCAATGGTCAAGAATGAAGCAGCCGTCATTGAACGAATGCTTGAATCTGCCTACAAATATATTGATTACTGGGTTATTCAAGACAACGGTTCTACCGATGGAACACAGGATATCATCAAGAACTTCTTTGAAAGCAAGAATATTCCGGGTATTTTGTATTACGAGCCATGGCAATACCCCGGTTATAATCGTAACCATACTCTTCAACATTGTTTGCAATCTAATCATGGATGTGATTATATTTTACGTATGGACGCTGACGAAATCTTAGAAGTTGATGAAGATTTTGATTGGGACACTATCAAAAGTCATGATGCTTGGAATATGGTTGCTCGTAGTGGCAATTATGACTATTATCGTATGTGGTTGTGGAAGACAGGATTGCCATGGTACTTCGCTGATGATAAACGACATGAAACTATTCACATGAAAGACAACCAAACATACAGCGTTGGAATGCTTTCACACAAGTTTCGCCATGTGTTGTTGCCCGGTGGTGTAACGTGGGAAAATCCATTCAAGTTTTTCATCGACGCACTTGAATTGGAAAATCAGGTTGTTACCAAACAAAACTGTAAAGATCTTTACCATCTGTTTTATGTGGGTAAATCGTATAACGATACCGTTAACGGTGAAATCTTTCCGTTTAAATTGGATCACGCTAAAGAAGTTGTACGCCGTGCTACATTCTACTTTGAACAGTACATCAAACAACATATTCCAGAGTATCCAAATGTCAATCTATTCAAAATTCCCGCAAAAGCAGAGTACGTTTACTACGGACTTTATTTGATTGGTTGTATGAATGAAAATGTTGGTCATATTGATGTAGCATTGGATTATTGGAAGAGAGCTTTTAATTTTGATCCAATTCGTAACGAAGCAATAATGGCTCTGTGCAGACATTATCTCAATAGAGTTGATGATGTTCCTAATTTGTATTTGTATTCTAGTATCGCAATACGAAATAAATATCCGTTTCCTGATAAACGAGTGGTATGGGTTGAAAAAGACGCATACGTAGACACTGGATGGCAGGCACTCGACTATTATGTAGTGTCTTCCTATCACATGGGATTCTTCGAAGATTCAAGAGATGCCGCCCGTTTGTTATTGTCGGACAATTATAAACATCTGGTTCCTACTGAACATCGTGGTCGAATTGAGAACAACTTGTATCATGCCAATTTAAAACTTCAGTAAGTGGTTGACAAAGGCCCGTTCATGGTGTATATTTCACCCATGTTAACGTTGAACTCAAAGAAAAAGAAGGTTGTCATTGTGGCTGACCCCCACAATGACATTCAAAAACTTGATAACATCATCAAACGAGAGGATGCGGATATCAACATCTGTCTTGGTGATTGGTATGATAGCTTTGTATATGATAGCCCTTTGGATTACGAAGCAACTACCAAATATCTGAGAGACACATTTCTACCAGATCCGAGAAACTACACTCTATTTGGTAACCACGATATTCATTATCTATATTACAACGAAAGTGCAATGTGCAGTGGTTACGAAGAATGGAAATATCGAACCATTGACGATGCGTTGGGTAAAGACCGTGGATCTGTTCGTAACAAGTTTCATTGGTTTATTGTGTTGGACGATATTCTACTGACTCATGCTGGGTTAGATAACAGACTATTGCCACCACATCTCAAAACCAATACAGATATATTCAATTACCTTGATAGTCAGACACAACAAGTTTCTTCCAAGTTGATTTCAAACGATGTTCATTGGTTTTACCAAGTTGGCCACAGTCGTGGAGGACGATTTAAAGCTGGAGGAATCGTTTGGTGTGACTTTGATTATGAATTCAGTCCTATTGATGACTTGAGACAAATTGTGGGTCATACCAGTCAATGGGAAACCGGACGAGCAAAACAGCATATCACCGAAGGTGTGATGAACATTGCAGACGCAAACAACATTTGTATTGATTGTCATTTGAATCAGTATCTTGTGTTGACTAATGGAAAGTTGGAATTGAAAAACTACACGGATCTATAAAACTATGAAAATATTTTTGGCAATGTTGTTTAACTTGGGTTTATCGTTGGGATTGAGTGTGTTGTTTTACACACAATTCAAACTTGATGTGTCACCTACAATTATTTCTATCATGTTGATCGTGGCTTATCTTTTGTTGCCACAGAAGTTCCACGATTGGATTGCTGAAAAATGAATATTAGACCATCACAATGTTTTGAATGTGAGACAGGTACATACAAAGATGTAACTGTCAATTATTTCTCACAATTAAGTGGGGGAAGAAGTCTCGTAACCAAAGATGTAACAATTCAACGTTGTGACACTTGTGGTGGTGAAATTTTAGATTCTAAAGCGTCTAAGATAATTGAATCAAATATTGAACGTAATTTTCCAGGCTATTATGAACGTACACGTTCCAGAAGAAATTAAGTCTAAATATGCTCACATGGAGTTTCGTGGCAAACAACGACAACTCCATGATCGAACAATCATTGAAGCGTATAATCCTGCCACTGAACAACATTTCTTTTACAGCTTCGATGAGGATTTTTTCTGGTTCAAAGACCAAATTCCTGATTGGAAACTTCAAAAAATCTCTTGACTGTTCACGGATGTATGGTAAAGTTCAATCATGACTGAACAAACCTACATGAACCTAAAAGATGCAGTAAAGCGTCCTGTACTCAGTGAGAAGACTGTTAATCGTGCCAACAAGGCATTTGTTAGGATGGTTGATAACTACCAGAAATGGAATGAGTCTATCACTGCTGATGAGCCACGTGAGACATATGAAGATGACATTTTTAATTGTCTCTTTGAATATGACTTGGATGGTTATAATTTGGCAGAATATCTAAAATCTAAGGTTAATCTTGCCTTTTGTGATGCTGAACTTGTAGATATTTTGGATGATATGATCTATGTCAAGAAGTCTTTAGAAGATGAAATGTTGAAACAATGGGTTAAGGAAAACTTTTTGACCATATCAGATGATGTGGTTGGTAAGAAAGTTAATGTTAAACAGGGTTCTCGTAAGTATGAGAACCTCTACATTACTGGAATTAGACCAGACACTTATCAAGTGACGATTAGTGATAATATTAATGCAAAGGGTGGTCGTATCGTTGGATTTGAAAATGTAACTTTTGTTGACTAATATGAATGTAGACCAATTAATTAAACGACTACAAATGTACCCACCAGATTTACGGGTAGTTGTGCGTGGTTATGAAGGTGGATACAACGACGTTGATCAGTTTGAGACCATGAAGATTGTGATTGACTTTAATGAAGAATGGTATTATGGTAAACATGAAGATGTTGAGTCCCTTTACGGCAAAAACTCTGAACTGTTAAAGACCAACGCTGTTGACGCACTACGAATTGGATAATTTATGAGTTACTATACACTTACACAAAAGCAATATCCTTCTATTGAAGGAGATGAATCGGTTAATCTGTCTCAACTAGAGACATTCTATAAAAAGAATGTGTCGGATGAAAAAGATGATCATCCTTATTACATCGTTTTAGTTGGCAGTTCATCGACACTGAAATTTGCTGATCCAGCTGAACGTGATCGAGCAATGGAAGATCTAATTGAAGAAACAAAAAATATGAATAACACTGTAACGTCTGATATCAAAAACTTCATCAAGGAACACCGCCAAATCGTTTATTGGGTGGTACTTGCACTAATTGTTGACCATTTATTTTTGAACGGCCAACTTCGGTCCAAGATCAAGAACATCATTCAAGGTCTACTCAATAAGGCTGAAGCAAGCATCACTGGTAAGCCAGTTGAGACAATCGAAGTAACCACTAACCAGAACTAAAATGACCAAAGCAACCCTTGCATTTCTGTTGGGAATCTTCCTCGGAATGAATGGGCGTTGGCTTACTCACGCCTTCTATTTGATCATTATTGCGTGGCTGTTGCTCTGGCATTTTGCTTCGTGTAAATAATCATATTATGGAACAATTATTGGTTCACGTTTCTGGTTCTAAATTTTTATGAATTTGAGTTGACTTTCTGCAAAGTCATGGTAAATTAGACGTATGAAGATTGACATAGAAAAGGTTGACCTCACCCAATTCATGGTGCATGAACACTTTCTCAACGGAGAAATCGTTCATTTGATTCAACCGCAACATATCGGCACGAAATGGCGACAAGACAACAAGCACATGCGTAGTGTGGTTGTGAATTATGCTGGTGAAGTTATCAGTGCAGGCTTTCCAAAGTTTACCAACTGGGGCGAGAATCCTGAACACTTTCCAGTTCCCAATTCGTTGAATCATTGTACCGTGGTTGAAAAGCTTGATGGTTCATTGTTGATTGTTAGCAAGCATAACGGCAAATACATTCTACGTACCCGTGGAACTGTTGATGCTTCTACTATGGCTAATGGTCATGAGTTGGAAGTTTTCAAGGATACTATTCTCAAGACCCTTGATGTTTGTTTGCCCGTCGATATAAACGGTAGTTGGCACTATTCTATTTTGTTTGAGTGGGTTAGTCCTATCAACAAGATTGTGTTGAACTATGGTGATGAACCAGACTGGTATTTGGTTGGCGTGGTAAATCACGATCACTACTCTGTGTGGTCTCAATCCCGTTTGAATGAGATGGCCAATGAGTTTAATCTCAAACGCCCTCCTACCTATACTTTTTCTGGTGTTGAAGATCTGTTAAAGGATGTTGACCAATGGAGAGGTAAGGAAGGTGTGGTTGTTTATTCAAAGAATGACCAAATGCTTCACAAGGTAAAGGGTGCGTGGTATCTTGCTCTTCACCACATGAAGAGCGAGTTGTCAAACATTGAAAAGGTTATGGATGTGTGGTTGGAACAGGGTATGCCTGACTATCAGACTTTTTATAACTATATCTTTACCACCTTTGATTATGAATTGGCTGAACAGTGTCGTGGCATGATTAGCCGTATTTGTGATGCCAAGAAGGAAGTGGATCTTATCGTGAATGGTATGAATGAGTTTGTGAATAACCGACTCAAGACGTTACCAAGTCGTAAGTTACAGGCTGAACAAGTAATTTCAGCTTATGGTAATACTAATCGTGCGGCTTTTTTGTTCAAGTTGCTTGATGGTAAGTCGTTAGGCAATGAAGAATATAAGAAGTTACTATTTCAAGTTCTAAAAAATTAAAATAAATTGGTAGTCTTTTTATTTATTATATAATTTATAGTCAATTACGATTATTGTCATATGAAACATTTTTACCAAAACTTGGGAGAAACATGGTTCGATTATCCCGAGTTGTACTCCACAGTTGTTAAAAAATTCCCCAGCGGTTCTCACTTTGTTGAGGTTGGAA